TGCCTGTATGGTTGTTTTTAATGGTACTAATTGGGTAAGAATTGATAATAGTAACATAATTGCAGAATAATAGGTGTTGACACAGATTTTTTTATATGTTATAATATAAATATTAATGTTGTTAATGACTCTTTGTCGAAAGCGACTGGACATGGGTGCGATTCCCATCAGCTCCACCAAAGGAAGTTATGGAAAAATCATTTATGTGGATTGCAATGATTATAATCCTTATATTGGTAATAACATACGGCGTTTTATATTTTGGATATGACTTTCGTTGATGGGGCTGAAATAGATTTCGACACCGTGGGAAGCAAAGACGAGACAGCATTAAACCTAATCGCAAATAACAACGATTATACATCCGCACAGATTGCGCTCGCGGCGTAATCAGTAGCCGAGTTAGAGGATGGTCCTCTTGGGGGGTCACTTGGGAACAGAAGAATTCCCCCACAACACACAGACACACACAAAGGAGAAAATTATGTCTAGTAATCCATATGAACTTAGGTTCAGACTACTTGAAATGGCCCAAGGCTATCTTCAAGATGAATACTCAAGAAAAGAAAACTTTGTTTATCAAGCATGGGATCATGCTAAAGAACAAGGTGAAGCAACATCGAAGTTATGGAATGAACTTCAACCTGAATCTTATACCATTGATGATATTAAGATGAAGGCCACCGAACTCTATGAATTTGTAGAGAAGAAGTAAATAACCTAAAAGGGGAGTTATTTGCTAAAACAAAAAATTCCCCTTATTTTTTTAAATTATAGTAATAGTTAACCACCAAAAAACACTGAAAAGTGGTCAAAACAACCAATTATACCAAAAAACCAGGTAAATATACTAGTGATTAGAAAATATCACAATAGGAGAATAAAACTATGGATATTATTAAAAATGTATCTGGCTGGATCAGAGGACTTACAGAAGTAGGTCTTTCGGTTATAGCATTAGGCATTGTGTTCCAAATTATTTTCGGAGCAAATGTAGTATTCCTTCCAATTGACATCCTAGGTAATGTAATCAGTTTCGTGAAAGCATTGGGTGGTGAAGGTCTTGTTGGCTTAATTGCATTGTGGATTCTTTGGGGAATCTACGACAAGAAGTAACAAGTAATTCTAAACTAGTCCCTGTCTTAATTCACGACGATCCTAGGCAGGGATAACCTTTAGCTTACTCGGAACCAAACAATGAATAAAAAAATCTAATATAAAAATATAAAGGAAACTTATAGTATGAAAAAACTTATACTAATAACCTTGTCGTATCTTTTTTTTGGGAGCATGGCACTAGCAACAAGTGGCGATTTAATAAAACATGCTACAAAGCAAATACAACAACATACAGAACCTAAATTTCGAAATACCTTTATGGTTTTTTCTAGCGATGAACTCAAGTGTCTTGCAATGAACGTTTACCATGAAGCTCGAAACGAAAGTTTATCGGGAAAAATTGCAGTAATTTTAGTTACAATGAATAGAGTTGCAGATGAAAGATTTCCTGGAAGTATTTGTAAGGTTGTCCGCCAAGGAAAACATTATTTTAATAAGAAACTTAAGAAAAGATTTCCTGTTAAAGATATGTGTCAATTTAGTTGGTATTGTGATGGTTTAACTGATGACCCAAAGAATAAACGGGCATGGGCATATTCTCAAGCATTAGTAGAATACTTTCTTAAACGATCTATGTCATTTATAGATTTTACAGAAGGGGCTACCCATTATCATGCAGGATATATAGCCCTTCCTAGATGGGCCAAACGTAAAAACTTCATTAAAACTGTAACAATAGATACACATTTATTTTATCGATGGAAGTCCAATAAACTCCTTGCATCACGATAAATATTTGTATGATTGTATGCGAAGTAACTAAACCTTATGCTTATAAAAAATTACGCTCTTATTTGGAAGCAATGGAGCCCGATATTGTTGGGCAACGGCTAGACAAATATAAATTAGTAAGTTTAATAGATAATGCATTAGATATATTACGAGTAGAAGTTGATTTTGAGAATACATCAAGAGTTCCAAAAGATGAAATAAATATGAATGCTGGTTATTCGCAAGGGATAGATAAATGGAAAGATCCAGATATGTATCCCACGACATTAACTTTGTTATTCAATGATAAACAACGAACTTATAGTTTTTCTAAAGAAGGATTCGATGAGTTAGTTAATAGAATTAGTGATGCAATAGGCCATGAAAGGATTCATCAAGGACAAGCCAGAAAAAGAAAATTACAGCATCCGGGGTCAGAATATACCGGACCAGGAAAAGGTAAAACAGAAAGAGATTATTTAGGAAAACCCGACGAAGTAGAAGCTTTTTCGTACAACATAGCAAGTGAGTTATTGCGTCGGCATGATAAAGAAACTATCATAAATGCATTTAGAATAGGCGATTTAAGTATTCTAAAAGACAGCATAAATTTTGTTGCATATCTTGCTAGTTTTGAAGATACAGATAATAAAACTATGCGAAAACTAATTAATAAAATTTTAAAATATGTAGAACATTTAGATTGAAAAAGGATATATGCATGTACGAATACAAAGCAAGACTTGTGCGGGTTATTGACGGAGGAACCATTGATGCGGATATAGATATGGGATTTCAAGTTCACATAGGCCAGCGTATTAAATTATTTGGAGTAAATGCACCAGATTCTAAATCACATGATAAAGTTGAACGAGAAAAAGGCATAGCATCAAAAAATAGGTTAATTGAAATATTACCAAAAGAAATAGTAGTACGAACAATGTTAAATAAACGAGGTAAAGTAGGTAGAATACTCGGAACAGTTCTTGTTAAAGAAGAACACGGCGAACTTACAAATATAAATGACTTAATTATAAAAGAAGGATTTGCTACTCGCTATCCAACAAATGAAGATAAATAATTAAAACACTAGGAGTAATATAAATGTCACAAGAACGATTTACAATAACAAGCCCAGCATATGGATCAGATGGATCATCGACCCAAGGTAAAACTAATGGGTCTGGTGAAGACCATGTCGGAGCAACATTTTTAAATGATCCTTTATCAGTTAATAGCACAACTAACATTTCTAATTCAAATGCTGATGGTGCCGCTACTCCTAAACTTTATGAATATGCTATTACTACAGGAACTATGACTGCTACCAGTACTAATGGAACTGTTGCAAGTGCAGATAGTTCAGCATACACTTCAGGTAATGTTAATACAGATGCTAAAGCAGAAGCAGTAGAACGAAGTAATATGCGATTTCATAACATGCTTGCTAGATTAGGTGAAACAGAAGATATTATACGTTTTGAAATCGATAGTGAAACCTTACCTGCCGCAACAGGTACTCCTACGGCATCAAGTACATTTACAGTAACGTATGCAAAACAACCAACTCATCCAACTGCAACTTATACTACCGGAGCATTGGCAGTAAAACGATTAGCCGCCGAAGGAATATCCTTTAATGGTGTTGCAACCACACAAATGAGACATGTTTATTATCCTAATAAACTATCAACTGGATCTGTTAATAAAGTTTATACTGCACGAAAAGATATCACAGTACCGATATTAGATACGGATGTAGCCACATTATATGGAAAAATGGGCTGTACCGAGACTATTGTAAATGCAACGCATAGTTCACCATAGTGTATGACCGAACCCAATAAACAAGTTATTAAAAGACAAATACACGAACCATTCGGACATAGAGTGGGAGTGTATGATATTGATTGTTCTCCCTCTGTAAATAAATGGTTAATTGATAGAGCTTATATCCTTGATAAATTTTCACGAGAAAATGCAGATGTTTTTAAAAAAATACCTGGTGGTGAGATGGGTGTTAGAACAAAATATAACGATAATCATGAATCATTTATAGGTGCTCATTCGTGGGTTATGAATAGGTGTCATAATTTTCCAGAATTTCCACAAGAATTGTTAAGAAAAATATTAACATGTGTATATGATTACGCAAAGTATATAGATATGGCTTTTAATACTAAAAGTAATAGTGCATTATATGTGGAACGATGTTGGGCAACAATAACAAAACCCGGCGATGTAATTAAAGGACACAATCATGCAGTTCATATATTTTCTTCAGTATATTATCCTAACTTATTACCTGAACAAGGAAATCTTTGGATAGATAGAGGAGACCCCCTTTATAACGATCGTATAATATACGAAACCAATAAAGGACCAGCAGAGCGTATTCAAATGGAATCAAAAACAGGACAATTTATAATATTTCCTTCGATTATCTTACATGGAACAGAACCAAATAATTCAAAGGAAGATAGAATTTCCTATTCGTTTGATTTTGATTCTATAGGATATGCGTATAAATTACCTCCTCCTAACTTAGTAAACGAAGCATGGCAAGATTTTAATTTGACTTTAGCAAATATTGGACTAACGGAGGCATTATCGGAATGATTTTTGGTTTGTTTGTGCTATTTACGGCATTATTAATATCAGGGGTAGCCGCTTGGTATTCTATTGTTGGACTAATGGCTATTTTTAGTGGAGCCGCTTTAGCAATTGCTATTATGGGCGGAGTATTAGAAGTAGGTAAATTAGTCACAGCAAGTTGGCTTTATAATTATTGGAAAACAGTACCTAAGTTTCTTAAAATATATCTTACTAGTGCAGTTATAGGTTTAATGTTTATAACTTCTATGGGTATCTTTGGCTTTTTGTCTAAAGCACATTTAGAACAAACAGCAATGTCAGAGGAACAAATAGCCCAAATATCTGTACATGAAGGGAAACTAATTAGATCTAATGCAAAAATCCAGCGATGGAATGATGACATTGGTAGACTTAATAGAGGCGAAAATGTTAGAGTAGATCTTCTTATCAAAACTGAACAAGAACAATTAAACATTATATATGATAGAATTAAAGATGAAAAGGCACAACTAAAGATAATAGCCGATGAACAAATTGTAGTACAAGAAAATAAATTAGCAGAATATGCAGAACGTACTAAAAATGATTTGGCTTTATTACAACAACGACCTGATGGTAAAATAGATGATGAATCAGGAAAAACAGAAAAAGAAATAGCAATAGATAAAGTACGTAAAAGAGATAGAGGTGTTTCGTGGGTTGCACGAGATAAAATGAGAAAAGTAAGTGAGCAATTACGTACAGACTATGATAAAATAGGTAACGAATATGCACCTCAAATAAAAACTATTAACATACGAATACAAGAATTACGACAGCAAGCACAATTAAAAACAGAAGATCTCGATGCAAAAATTATACAACTTGAAGGATTTATTGAAAAAGAACAAGATATAGTTGATGACATTAGAGAAGATAAGTTAGTATTAGAACAAGCATATAGACAACTTGAAGTAGAGGTAGGTCCTGTAAAATATATTGCAGAATTTATATACGGCGACAATGCAGTAGGTATGTTAGATAGTGCAGTCAGAGGAGTAATTTTATTGTTAATTTTTGTATTTGATCCACTTGCGGTATTATTAATTATTGCAGGAAATATGACTATACGACAACATATAGAATTAAAACCTTTAAAAATGCGTAATGAGAAAGACGACGATGTTATAGTTGAACAAGAAGATGGAGCTGAATTGATAATACCTGCAGATATTAAATCGGCGGTACCTAAGCCAGTCAAGGATGTTGTTGAACGAAAAAAGGAAAAACATGTTCCCAAAGGAACTGCTGTACGATCACACGAAGAAGGTATTGCTGGAATAATTCATTCAAAAACAGAACCAGAAGAATTAGAACAAAATATAAAAGAAATATTAGAACAGGCAGACCCTAAAGTAAGAGAAGAAGTAGCAAAAGAATTGGAAAAAGAAGAAGAATCAGTACCAGTATTAGTTGATAAAGCAAATAAAACAGTTTTAGAACCACTAGTTAATAAAGGGAGATCATTATTAAAATCATTAGCATCCGGCGGCAAAAGCAAAAAAGTAAGTTGGATTAATACACCACATGAACCAAAGCACTAAACACTTTATTTGTAGTTTTTGTAATAAAACTAGAGATGAAGTAAAGAAATTAATTCAAGGCCCCGATAAAGATATATTTATTTGTGACGAATGCATTAAACTTTCTTTTAATATTATTCAGGATGAAGAAAGTGAAATAAATGAGCACTATGTTTATACCCCAGAAGCAATTTACAATCACCTAAACGAATTTGTTATAGGTCAAGAAGAAGCCAAAAAAGTCCTATCAGTAGCAGTATATAATCATTATAAGCGAATTAATCATATAGCAACAGACATAGAATTAGATAAATCTAATGTACTGTTATTGGGTCCTTCTGGTTCAGGCAAAACATTATTAGCAAGTACTATAGCAAAAATATTAGATGTCCCTTTTGCAATAGCAGATGCAACCACAGTAACAGAAGCAGGTTATGTTGGTGATGATGTAGAAAATCTAGTAACTAAATTATTGTCTGCCGCAGACTATGATATAGAACGAGCAGAAAAAGGTATTGTTTATGTTGACGAAATAGATAAAAAAGGACGAAAATCTGAATCTACAAGTATTACTAGAGATGTATCAGGCGAAGGTGTACAGCAAGCATTATTAAAAATGATAGAAGGAGCAGAAATTCGAGTACCGCCATCGGGCGGAAGAAAGCACCCCCAATCAGAAATAGTAGAGATAAACACCAAGGATATATTGTTTATATTAGGTGGTGCATTTATAGATTTAGAAAAACATATTAAGAAACGGTTAAACAAAACCAAGTCCATAGGATTTGGAGCAATAATAGATGAAAAACAAGATGATACAAATTATTTTAATTTTGTTGAACCAGACGATTTAGTTGAATACGGGTTAATACCTGAACTTGTTGGTAGAATACCTATACGTGTTGGTCTTAAAGAACTTACACACAATGAACTTGTAAAAGTATTAACAGAACCTAAAAATAGCATTACAAAACAATTTCAACGATTGTTTGAAATGGATAATGTTAAATTAGAATTTACAGACGGAGCATGTGAAGAAATAGTAAAACTTTGTACTGATACAAAAGTAGGCGCAAGAGGATTGCGTTCAGTTATAGAAAGCACATTATTAGATGTGCAATTTAACCTACCAAACTACGAAAAGAAAGGGATAGAACAGGTGGTAATAAATGAAGACACAATCAAGAAACGACAGGAACCGTTCATCGTTTACGGGAAGAAACAACAGAAAAAGTAATTATATAAGCCATCCAATGTTACGGCTTATAGATGAAAATGGCGAACAACTGGGTGTAATGGAAACTAGGAGAGCCATTGGCATAGCTCGAGAACGAGAATTAGAAGTTGTTGTTATATCTGAAAGTGTGTCCCCTCCGGTGGCCAAAATTGTAGATTTAAATAAATATCATTATAAAGAACAACAAAGAAAGAAAGCTCAGGCAAAAAATGCTCGTGCAAGTCGAACTGAATTAAAAGAAATGCAATTTAGACCAACAATTGGTGACCATGATTTTGAAGTTAAAGCAACCAAAATTAAAAAGTTTTTAGATAAAGGTGATCAAGTAAAAATTGTAGTTCGGTTTAAAGGACGAGAACGACACATATATAAAGAATCTGGATTGGAATTATTTGATAGATTATCAAAAAAATTAGAATCAGATTTTATGTCCGAGCCTAAATTTGTCGGTTCAAGTATTGTAGCAATATTAAAATGATTAGAATAGAAGTACGAAATAATAATGCAGATAAAGCAATTAAATTATTAAAGAAAAAAGTAAACGCAGAAGGTACTTTAAAAGACTGTCGTGATAAACAGTTTTATGAAAAACCGACAGATAAAAGACGTAGAAAGAAAGCTCAAGCTATTCGTCGTATTGAGCGAAATATAGAAAAATTATATGACGAAAAAGAAAAAAATTATTGACATTTATATTATAACCTGTTATAATATATATAAATAATAATGAAGAGAAAGTTAATGCCACAGTAGGGTTAACTTCACTCTGTCTTGCTTATAAAGGAGAAAAATTATGACTAGCAGACATCTCACAACCGCCAATCTAGGCGATTTCATTACATCGTTAACACCGTTTACTGTAGGAATGGACAGAATGTTTAGGGACTTAGAACAGTTCTCTAATACATTTGCTGGTTCTTCCACAGCATATCCCCCATACAACATCGAACAAATAGATGATGGAAAATGGGTGATTTCGATGGCCATTGCAGGCTTCGGAGAAGACGATATTACCGTTTCTCAAAAAGAACGTAATCTTACAGTTAAAGGTAAGATTGAAGGCAAAGATGACGAGACTACATGTGTAGATCACTTTGTTCATCATGGTATTGCTAACCGTTCTTTTGATAGAACGTTTCGTTTAGGTGAACATGTACTCGTTAAAGATGCAATTCTTAAAAACGGCATGTTAACTATAGATTTGGAACAAGAAATTCCCGAATCTGAAAAGCCTAGGGAAATTCCTATCACAGTTAATTAAACAACATTATGCGGCGCATGATGGTGCGCCGCCTCTATTTTAACTAAATACAGAAAAGGGTTTGCTAATGCCTGAAATTGAAACTATAGTTGAAAAAGATACCAAAACGGTTCAAAATATAAAAGAACCAGAAAAGTATCAAGTTATTTTTGTTAATGATAATTTTACACCAATGGAATTTGTTGTAGAAGCATTAATGGCTATTTTTCATCATACCAAAGCCGCCGCGGAAAAAATAATGGTTGATATACATGAAAAAGGCAAGGGAACTGCTGGAGTATTTTTTTATGAAATTGCAGAACAAAAAGCATTAGAAACTACACACCTAGCAAGGTCAAAAGGCCATCCATTAAACGTAGAAATTGAAGCAACATAGCATTGTCGTTATAGGTAATGGTGTTAGTAGAAAAAATATAGACCTTTGGCAATTAAAAAAACATTATATAGTGTATGGGTGCAATGCAATATACAGAGAATATCAACCTGATATCTTATTTTGCGTTGACGATAGAATGTGCAATGAACTTCATGTAAGTGGATATTCAAAAGTACATACCGTAATTACACCTAATAAATATAGTTGTCCTTCAGCGACACATATTAAAATAAACAGTAATTGGAAAAAATGGAATTGTGGTGCATTAGCATGTCTTTATGCCGCAACGCAAGAACCAAAGACAATATATCTTATAGGATTTGACATTGGCGGAGAAGAAGGATATAGGAACATGTACGAAGGATCTATCCACTATCCTGGTAGAGGGACCGAACGCCATTTCACAGTGGAATCTGTTACCAAAAAACAACTTCTCTGGACCTTTCATTCCTTTTCCGATATCCAATTTAGAAGAATTGGCGGAGTGGGAATACAAGAATTCGATAGATGCAGAAATTATAAACGAATAGAAAAACTGCCATATGAAAATAAAAACAATTGATTACACAAGACATGTTATTGGAGATAATGTTGCATTATCATTTGATGATTTTTATGAAGATTTAACAGAATTAAGACAAAACTGTCCTGTCCATAGTGTAGATACAGATTATCCAAAATATGATAATGAATATTTAGAAAATTCTTGTGAATCAGATAAACTAAAATGGGAAGAGAATTGCCGATTAGTTTTAGAACCAGAAATGAAAGATAGATTATATCCTCGACTATTGCCCCAAAGCCCTGCCGGAACGGTATCTAAAATTATTTCAAATAATCATGCATTAGATATACTCAATCCTATTATTAAAGAAGTATATAATAAAGATGTAACAAATGCAAATTCCCAATGTATTAGTTCTACTTTTTGGGATTATGATAGTCATGTAGATGCATTTAATGTATATAATGAAAATATTATGACTGCGTATTGGGATGAATGTTTTGAACAAGGTGAAAAATGCCTTGGAGAATCGTCTATCGCTGATCCCTATGCATGGGAAGAAGCAAAAACATGGGTTAAAAAACTTAGAGAATGTGACCCAAGAACTTTTAATCAAGCAACCGGTATTGCAGAAATATGGGCCGACCGACCAATGGCTAAATCTAGGTTCAATAAAACTAAATTCTTTAATGAGTATTTGCCAAAATCGACAAGATTAAAATTACAAAATCATCCAAATCGACCACAATGGTTACTAGACGATAGTTTTGTTTGTATTGTTTTTTTAGATTTTAATACTGATCCTAAATGGAAAGAGATACCCGAAGTAGAATTTTGGAAACATAAACCATTCTTCCCTACAGAAGAAGGTAGGCATAAACTTACAAAAGAAGATATATTGCAAAAAGAAATAATGACTCAATTATTTTATTATGAAACATGGCACTATAGCGAAATGGCAGAAGCCAATAAAGAGATGAGAAATATGCCATTAGCCGCCTCTGTATGGGACAACCAACACACATCAACAGAATATGATTTAATTAATTCTATACAAGGTAAAATTAATGGTTGTATATTATTTCCTGGAGAATATTTTCATAAAATTGCTTTTCCCAGAGCATATCATGACATACCTATGAGAACTCAAATATTGGTATTAAAATGAAAATAATACCACATAATTTATTTGAAACAAACATGGCATCTTTTAATATATTTAATGAGCCAGTGTTTAATTATTTGTTAGATTTAAACAAACGAATGCCAGATGAAATATCGGAAGAAGAAAATGTAACAAATTCTTTAGGTAATACTTCGTCATATAATACATATCAACGTAGCATAAAAATGTTTAATAGTGCTGTTAAGGATTCATATGAAGATGAAGAATGGATATGTGTACGCAACGAAGTTAAAAAATTTTTAAATCATTTGGGAAAATTATATATAGAAATGCATTATAGTACGACTACGAGTTGGGTTCATTCACGAAAATTTGACGTTATAAATTTATGGATAGTGCGATATATGGAAGGAGATTATCAATCATGGCATACTCATCCTAATTCTGCTTTATCTGCTGTTATGTTTTTAGAAGTGCCAGACAGTATAAATGAGGAAACATTTCCTGATGGCATGTTACATTTATTAAGTAATGGAATATATGATGAACAAACATTAGAAATAAACAAATCACATTATGTAAAACCTGAACCAGGATTAGTTGTAATATTTCCATCTTCGATAGGCCATTTAGCATATCCATTTAAAGGTCCAGGCAGAAGAACAGTAATATCATTTAACCTAAATGATGATTCGATTATGTCTGGTGCTAAATTAGATAAAAATACTGGAAAATATTTACTTTCTGGCCCAAATAATAAGGTTTACGAGTTAACAGAGTACATTGGCGATAAATAATTTTAGGCGGACAAATATAGTTGTGTAAACAGGAAGAACTGATCTAATCAACTTGTTGGTTACTGTAAAACTAGTAAACTTGATCAAGATGTGTTTCAAACGACAATAAAGTCCGCCTACCTATAGAAACGGGATGTGACAAAGGTTCGGTTCGCTCTTATTAACCTCTGCTGTTCAATAAGAAGGCATGTTGAAAATTAATCGTAGCCGGTACAAATGATGCGAAATCAACAAACCGCAATCAATTCGCGATGCGATTGCTAACAAAAAGATTTTGCTTTCGTTCTTAAATAAGTATATGGTAATAATACCTCTGATTACATGTTTTATTTTTTTAATATACTAAGAGATACGGTATGCAAAAATTAAAGGAAGGCACAACCTACAAGACAAACAAAGAGGATTATGTCGCTGTATCTTTGAACATAAGGGATAAAGATCATTTTTATGCTATTGTTCACTACCTAAATAGAACGTTAGGTAGAACCGGTTGGAAGGCCCAAAAAAATACCCTTAAAAAATTTAAACAAGGGCGATTAAACGTTAAACGTCTTTTTTGGCTTTCTGATCCTTCGGTTTCTATAATATTAAAACTCCTATGATTAATGACGTGTTAACTGAACTTCAAACTCTAATACAAACTTTTAATGATAATATTGAAAATGAATCTAATATCGAAGATTTCATTAAAGAAGGACATATAGAACTTGTTACACACGATAATATCCTGTTTGAATTAGATGTAAAAAAGTTAGAAGATAGTTCAATAGAAAAATCGATTTCAGTTTCAAAATTAGGGGACGACGGAGAAGTTGTAGAGGTATACGAAGGTGACCAAGATGAGTTATCGGAACTTATACCTAGTTCCAAATTATTAAATTAAGATGAGAGATATAAAAATAAAAGATATAGTTATTGTGGGAGGCGGAGCCGCAGGCTGGCTTGCCGCTATATTTTTGATAAAAAGAAAATATAATGTTACACTGATAGAATCTAAACACATACCTTCCATAGGTGTAGGCGAAAGTATTCAACCTGCAGTTTCTGGTTTTTTAGATTTTTCAGGATATAATCAAACAGATTGGATGCCATCCGCTAATGCTACATATAAAATGGGAACAATGTTTGATGGTTGGTCAGATAATACGTTTATGGTTGATAGCGAATCTGCGGCATTTAGTATATTAGATACAACAGAATATGATTCCTATGGTACCCATGATGCCGCAATGGCATTAGGTATGACTGCAAACGAATGGTCTAATTGGTTTCCTCCTTATAGAATGGCAATAAACAACATGTCGCCAAAAATGGGAAAAGAACGATTAAACTATCTTAATGGAAATATGACACCACCCCCCAATGCAGTACAATGGGATAATGTTGCAATAATAGATTTTTTAAAACAAGAATGCCTAAAACAAGGTGTTAACCATATTGTTGATAAAGTTGTAGATGCAAATTTAGATGAAGAAGGATATATAAAAGAATTAATTTTAGAAGATCGAACAGAGAATATTTCAGGAGATATATATATAGATTGTTCTGGGTTTCATTCTATTTTGTTTGATGTTATATACAAATGCCCTTGGCATTCAGTTCAAGATTTTTTACCAACAAATAATGCCATAGCAATAAGAAAAAAATACACTAATCCTCAAAAAGAATGTCATCCTTACACAAAATCTACTGCAATGAATTCCGGATGGATGTGGACAATACCAACATACAATGATTTAACATACGGATATGTTTACAGTGACCAATATATAGATAAAGATGATGCAGAACACGAATTACGAACAAAAATAAATGAATGGGATGCTCCGGCAAAACATGTACCTTTTAAATCAGGAATACGAGATACAATAGCATTTAAAAATGTATATGGTATGGGTCTTTCAGCAGGATTCTTAGAACCGTTAGAAGCAACAAATTTGGCATTTACTGTAATGGCAGTAGGTAACTTAGGAAAATTGTTATATGAAACAGACAATATGTATAATGAAAATATGGGACTTCATATAAGCAAAATGTTCAGTGCGTCAGTAGATGAAATAGTAAATTTTATATATATGCATTATAAAATGTCTACAAAAGATGATACATTATTTTGGAAAGAAGTAAAAGAAAAACCTATGCCAGATAAAATTGTACCTATATATAATGCAATAAAAGATGGTCCTATGTCTCAAGTAGCATTTCGCGATATGATGACAAAAATGATGCCAGGATTTAGGTTTACTGAACCCAATGCTCCAATATTTGCCTCAGGGCATTGGTGGCAGTTATTAAAAGGATGTGGTAGGTATGAAAATATCAAGAGGGAATATAGTGATGATTTCATAAAATATGGCAAAATGGTGTTAGATGTTCATTCAAATAGAATGGATAATGTATTGAAAACTTTTCCTAACCATTATGATTATTTGACAGAATGGTACGAATCGATTTGACTTTATTAATTGTTTATGTTATAATAATTACATGAAGAATCATGTGATGATAGATGTTGAGTCATTGAGTACTCGACCTGATGCAGTTTTACTGACATTCGGTGCAATACGTTTTCGTCCTAGCGACAATGACGTAGGAAAAGACGCATTTGAAATGGAGCATTTCTATAGACGTATTGATCCTGAATCTTGTACAAAATTGGGTTTGCAAGTTGACGAACCAACAATGGAATGGTGGGCAAAACAAGAAGACGAAGTAAAAGCGGAAGCATTTTCACCAGAAGATAGATGTGATATAGCAGATGTTATGAAAGACTTTTATATGTTTTGTAAAGGATGCGATCATTTTTGGGCTCATGGTTCTATATTTGATATAATGATTATTGAAACTATAAATAGAATATTACAACGAGGCAATCCGTGGAAGTTTTGGCAGATACGAGATACACGAACGTTATTTGGTCTTGTAGACATGGTACTTCCAAAAACTGCTAAACATCATAGCTTATATGATTGTTATAATCAAATATTGGGTGTACAAGCATCATTTTATTCATTAGGATTAACTAAATGAATTTTTATGTAATGTGTTGCATAATTATTTTAACTATTATGGCTGGAATAATAGGAGGCAAAATATTAGCAATATTTTATTTATGAAATGAAAAATATAGTATGGAAGGGCAGTACAGAATTAGAAGTTGTTAAACAAAATAGTTTAACAGCAATGCGACATCATGCTGACGAACAAATAAAAAAATTAAAAGAACACGCAAATCTATTGGTTAAACAGGCACAAGAATTAGACGAAAGAGTTAAGTTAGCAGAAAAAATTGCTACGGCCAAATGCGGGTTTATTCCTGTACACTTTAAAGAATATTACTTGTATGAAAAAAAAGGTAAGTTAGCATTAACATTAATAGGGCCAGATGAATGGAAATCACCATATGGAAAATGTATTGCTAAAGTAAGACAATTGGGAGATTCAACATGGGAAAAATTATAATTGCGATAGTAGTATTATTGCTTCTTAGTTTGCCGTTATCATGTATGAGTTTATTAACTGATAGTTACGGAGCCTCTAAAGAAGCAGAAAGTATAAAATATCCATCTAGTTTAATTCATAGTTTTATAGAAGGATGTTATGTTGTATTCAAAGATGTTAAATTTAAATCTGATACAATTTGGACTACAGATATGAAAGAGATTTGTGGATGCGTTATGGATAGTATTAGAGAAGAAGTTACGTTAGATGAATTTATAAATGATTGGAGTAGAAAATTAACTCCTGAACAGGAATCAATGACAGAAATGTTTGGTATGTTATGTACTGAACAAATTATAAAAGAAAAATTAAAAAATCAAACGGACCCAGTATGAGCAAGATAACTTTAGAGAATAGGTCGCCAAGAATATACAAATATAATAGCACAAAGGAATATGTAGACAAGTTTCCTTGTGCATATAGACAATACTTGGCTGATAGTCATTGTAATGTTATTCATGGTTATAGTTTTAGTATGAGATTCTTTTTCGGTACAGATCATTTAGATGTTAGAAACTGGGTTGTAGATTACGGTGGTTTAGGAGAACTTAAAAGTTTCTTAGACGAACAATTTGATCATACATTATTAGTAGCAGAAGATGAACCAGAAATGGACCTTTATAAACAATTACAAGAACGTGGTATTGCAAAACTTACTGTATTGCCAAAACTTGGATGTGAAGGAATGTCTTCTATGTTATACAAATATATGAACGGAATATTCATTCCTGATATGTGGGGTCCTGGAGAAGCCGAAAGACTTTGGTGTTATAGAGTAGAAGTACGTGAAACAGAAAGCAACATGGCTTGGCGTGAAGGACACAGAGAATGGGGTGAGGACTTATTTGAAGTGGATGAATAATGATAGAACAACCATCTATACCAAAAATTATTGATAGTAATATTTTTAATGTTGATACAAATAAAGAACGTGACATTAAAATAATTAATATAGATATTAAAGATAAATTTCCTCTTAAAGTAGTCGAAGTACCAGATGTATATGAAGATTATGTTTCTGTAAGACAATTTGCATTAGAGCTTCCTTGCATGTTTGCTCGAGAGGTAGATAGGAATACAAATTATCCTGGTTATAGAGGTAGTTACCTTTGCGATCAAACTCCGTTATGGACACTAATAAATGATGTTTTATTAAAATATTTTTCTGATGAAAGGCGTACGTCACTAATTCCGGCATATTTTCCATTTGTTACGGGTATAATAAACACAAAACATATTCAAAAACGTACCAGTTCAATTCGACCATTAGTATCTCTATTACCTCATCAAGATAAAATGCCGCCATCACCGGGTATGTTTGCCGGAGTAATATATTTAAATTTGCCTGATGAATGTGCTGGCGGAACAGCATTTTACACAAGCTCTGTTGATGGACAACGTATGTACGAAACAAAAATGGTACCAAATACTATGGTATTATATCAACAAAGAATTCCGCATTCGGCTGAAATAAAGTACGAAGATTATTTAGAGAAATTTAGAGTTACTCAAAATTTTTTTATAGGCGATAAATATTATTGGTTTTAAAGGAATCACATGGCATACAGCGAAAAAGTAATAGATCATTTTGAAAATCCACAAAATGTTGGAAGTTTTGATAAAAACGATCCAACTATTGGAACGGGACTTGTAGGTGCTCCAGAATGTGGTGATGTGATGAAACTGCAAATAAAAGTTGAAGATAATAAGATAGTTGATACTAAATTTAAAACTTTTGGTTGTGGTAGTGCTATTGCTACAAGCAGTCTTGCTACTGAATGGGTTAAAGGTAAAACATTAGATGAAGCCATGACAGTTTCAAACACAGAACTTGTAGAAGAATTATCTTTACCTCCTGTAAAGATTCATTGTTCGGTATTAGCCGAAGACGCAATTAAATCTGCAATAAAAGATTATAAAAATAAACAAAAAAGGTAATATGTCATTTTTTAAAAAAATAGCAAACTGGCTTGCCGGTACACCTGCTCCTGTCGCCAACGATATGGCACAAGCAATGACAGGTGCAATGCCCGATTATGAGCCAAAAGAAATTCCTATGAAGGATGAAAGAAAACCTGTTAAATCTAAAAAAACAGGTACAAAACATACAAAGGCTTCGTTAACGAAAATGACGAAGAGTCAATTAGAAGCATTAGGTAGAAAAGAATTTAATGTTGAATTAGATAAACGCAGAACAAAAGCGAAATTAGTAAAAGAACTTTTGGGCACCATCAAGAAAGCGGGGTGAGTATCAATGCCACAAAAATATTGGGATAAAGGTAGAGACGGTAAACATCTAGGATGGGATGATATCTCTGCCATGGATATTAAAGAATTATTAGAACATCTCGAAAGGTGGTATGATGTAACGGATATTAAACCTACCATAGATATTACAGATTTTAATAGACCGCCTTGGTCTTTACCCGGTGATCGTTACATTCGTAATGCATTAGAATGTTGGAATGATGGAAGCGATGAATATGGAGAGAATTTAAAATATGAAGAAAGAACACATTTTCATCTTTCAATAATGATAAAACGAAAAGATGTTGTCCAACATTTAACTGCGGCGGCAGACGGAGATTTTCCGCCAACATGGTAACATTAACTAATCTTGCAAGTAAAAATTTTAAACGAATGTGCGGCGACGAAGGAGTTGATGATGCATATTTGCGAGTAACTGTTACGGGCGGGGGATGTGCTGGCTATGAATATAAACTTACATTTGATTCTAAACCTAGTCCTAAAGATTTGACATTTGAATCATTGGGTATTAATATATTAGTAGATAAAAAAAGCCATTTGTTAGTTGACGGATTAACTATTGATTGGACAAATGATTTATCTGCACCTGGGCCTCGTTTTGATAATCCAAAGGCTCATTCGACTTGTGGATGCTCTACAAGTTTTAATGTTAAAGGCGGATCGTTTGTAGACAAACCGGCGTGGATGCCATAATTTAAATAATATACTTAAATGCAAATTAATAAAATAATAATATTAGGTGGTGGTTCATCTGGGTGGATGACTGCCGCAGGTCTTATTAGTAGATTTCCAGATAAAGATATTACATTAATAGAATCACCAAATATTAATACAATTGGAGTAGGTGAAAGTACATTAGCTGAAATAAATGATTTTTTAAAAATGCTAAACATAAAGGATATCGACTGGATGCCTTTTTGCAAAGCAACATATAAATTATCAATAGATTTTACTAATTGGGACGGCAACGGTACACGATTTCATTATCCTTTTGGTTTTTATCCTAGATATTTAGAAGAGAAATCTCCCCTTAAAAGAAAAGATCAATGGTTTCAACGAAAATTATTATGCAATGCACCACCTACAGAATATGCTGAGTTTCTTTGGGATACTATTGAATTAATAGATCATAATAAATTTACTACAAACGAAGATAAATTCTTTTATAATTTTCAAGCAACATCCCTTGCTGGAACAAGAGGAGATGTTTCTGATAGGGCATATCATTTTGATGCTTCTAAATTTGGAGAATGGTTAAAAGATAATTATTGCTTGCCAAAAGGAGTTAAACATATTGAAGGTACATATACAAATGCAGTACAAAAAGAAAATGGTTATATAGATTATATAAACTTAGAAGGAGACGATACAAACCATTCTGCAGATCTTTTTGTTGATTGTACTGGATTTAATAGTGTTCTACATGAAAAAGTATTGAATGTTTCATTTAATTCCTTCAGTTCAATATTAATAAATGATAAAGCATTAGCAACATCTATTCCATATACACACAAAAATATTGAAATGGAAACCAATACTAATGCAACAACAATGAATGCCGGCTGGTGTTGGAATATTCCTTTATATGATAGAATTGGTACAGGATATGTTTATTGTTCTGATTTTATTTCAGATGACGAAGCAGAAAGAGAATTTAGAGAATATTTATTAAAACACAGAAAACCTGTTGCGGAAAAAGAGCCAATACGAGACATTATCAACATAGATATGAAAACAGGTATTAGAGAAGAGCCGTGGTGCAAAAATGTTGTTGCAGTTGGATTAAGTTGTGGATTTATTGAACCATTAGAAAGTACAGGGTTATTACTTACACATAAAAATATAACAAATATGTGTAATGCTATTGAAATGGGCGATAATGGAAAAAATGTAACAGGGTATTTAAAACAATGTTTTAATTCATGGATACATGCAGATATGGCTTTTGCATCTTTTATAATGTTTCATTATGCTTTTTGTAAAAGAAATGATACAGATTATTGGGAATATGTTACTAATGAAGTACAATATAATGGGGATATTTTTCCGGCATGTGAGGCATTAAATTATTATAAAGATAGAGTATTAGGTCCACATATGTTTCTAGAAGATCCATATAAAAGTTTCCAACCACAAGAAGCCCTTAGTGTTATTATGGCAGGAATGGATTTTAGTCCATTACATTTACGAGATTTAAAAGAACAACATCTTAGAACAAAATCAAATATTAATGCAACAAAAGAATTTTTGCAAGGATTGGATAAATGGTTGGCAGAAAAAAGATTAAGAAATTTAAGTTATGTGAAAAAATTACCTACACATTATGAATGGTTAAAACAAAATATATATAATGGAGAAGAATGAAATTAAATGATTATAGACAATTTGTAGATTCGATTACAAGTAAAGAATCCAAATCGTATCCTGTCTTTTTGCATAGATTGGAAGAATTAGAAGTATCAGAAACAAACAATATTAATATACCAAGACTTATTACTGCCGCATTTGGTTTAGTATCAGAGGGCGGTGAGTTCACTGAGCAAGTGAAGAAACTTTTGTTCCAAGGAAAACCTTTAAATGACGAACTCCGCACAAGATTAATAAAAGAATTAGGTGATGTAGCATGGTACTGGGCAAATGCTTGTACAGCATTAAATGTAGATCCTAATGAAGTATTACAAATAAATGCAGATAAACTCAAAGCAAGATTTCCCGAAGGACATTTTACCGCTGAACGTAGCGAAAATAGATTAGATGGGGATATATGAGTGAAGATAGCAAAAACACCGTTAAAATTTATATTGGTGGTTATGGGGGCGAATTTGTATTAGGCAACATCACCGAAGAACAACACGAATATTGGACAGCATTAGGTAGTGAGGAATTAGAAAAATATTGTTGGGATGCTTGTGATTATGTAGAAGAAAATAGAATTCCAGAAGACATGGATTTTTTAGAAGGTGAAGGCTGGCACGAATGTGATAACATAGAACATTGTTATGGTTGTGATTTAGAAAATGCATACATAGATATAGATTTACCCGGAGGAGAAGAAACTATTAATTATGACGATGCTTACGCAATTAGAGATAAATATGAAGACGCAGAAGAAAATGCTTTTGATGATATAGGTAAAGACTATTGGCTCGAAGACGAAATGATTCGTGAAGGAAAAGAAATCTATACCAGTGAAGGCAATAATTATTGTTATGAACCCGGTCATTATTTTACTGCATATAGTAGTGAAAAAGGTGGATTCATTGATTGTGAATTTGAACTGCCCGAAGGACACGAATTTGATGAAAGACGATTAGTGTTCAACACAATTGATTTAGATGGAAATGATTTTTTGAATACTATCAGTTATATTATGCCTGATGATGATCCAAAAGATCCAACTGAATTAGATAGTATGGGTGGTGACACCACCGGAAAAGGATGGGAATGTAACATGTTTGAAATAACCCGCCCCGTGGAGGACGATGAATGACATAGATAGGCAACCCGCCACTAAAAATAAGAAACATAAAAAAACACAAAGTGTAAATTAAGAGATAAGGTATAAACAAGATGAAAAAGCTATTATTAAGTTTTATTATAATGGCGACATGGATGGTTGTAGGATGTGAAACAGTAAGACAAGTTAAGGCCGGTTGTTGGGGTCATTGGGTGAAACACACCGATGGATCTAGAAGCGGACATAAGAAAGGCACTATTTGGTCTAATCGACATAATGTTACACCTTATAGACAATGTGTGGATGAAGTAGCACCTCATATAGATTTAGAAAAAAGGCCATATGGGTGAAATTAATGAAAAATATAAAAGCAATTATGCTTGTGGTATTTTTCTTAACTGCAAGCGCATCTTGTTCTTCAACAAAAAGTAATTGGCCTAGCGGAATGACACCATTTTTTGCAGAGTGCGAAGGAGAAGGTGGAACTTATACAGACAAGAAATATGCTAAAAGAAAGCAATCACCTTGTCATGGTGGCTGGAAATTTTATGATAGAGGCGAACCCACTTTAACTAATTAAATAAAGAAATAATGGGTATTAACAAAACTATAAATAGATATTGGAAAGACTGGGCAGGTTTAATTTATTTGTTTATTTGCTTAGTTGACTTTTTCTTTGCACCATTGGTGTGGAATATAAAAATGGAAGAGCATTGCAATGATAAAGAACGATATCCAGTTGGTGTTAAATGTGATGCAACTCGTTGGGAACCAATGACATTACAAATGGGCGGAATGTTTCATATGTCTTTTGCCGCTATCCTAGGAGTAGCAGGATGGAAAAAGAAAGACGAAATGGAAATAGAACATAAAATGAACGGAAAAAATGTTTAATCCTTTTGTAGATTTTTCAAATTTAACTATAGAAGAACTCACTGAAAAGAAAATAGAGTTAACAAAGAAACTTTTAGGTGTCCAAAACCTACGAGTTAGAGATCAAATATCCGGAATTCTTAATCAAATCGAGTTATTAACACAAGAAAAAGCCGAAGCACGATTACGTAAAGAATATGAAGAATCAGAAGATTACAACGACTCCCTATCAATTGGCTAATGTGGTACGATAATTATATAGATAGTAACGGCGAGATTATACTTGATGATAAAGCAGTATTTAATTTACTGTATGAAGGAGCCGATTTAAATAATGTTAAGTGTAAGAGGTCTAAAGATTTAGAGATATATAATAGTATAATAGATGAATATGATCTAAATATATCTAAATTGCAATTTGTAAGTAGTACCAACGATAAAAAAGAATTTATACAAAAATGTTTAAATAATTGGTTCATACCGGAAAAATATACCCATATGGATCCATATGATTACATACGAAATTTAACCAAAACACAACAAGAAAAAGATAGAGTAGAATTAGAAATACAAATGTTTGAAGAACGTAATATGAAAAATGTATTACGTTTTATGATATTTTTTATAAACTTTATGCGCGAAAATAATATTGTCTGGGGTGTGGGCAGAGGTAGTTCTGTTGCTAGTTATTGCTTATATCTATTAGGTGTGCATAAAGTAAATAGTTTACACCATGACTTAGACATAAAGGAGTTTTTAAAATGACAAGAACAGCAAGAGGTAAAGAAATTAACATGGCATCATTAATTGCCGCCAATGATACAGCAGTTGCCGTTAGTAATGTTAAAATGAATGCTAGAGGTGACATATTGGGTCCTGGTGGTGAAATAAAAGTACCAGCCCAAGAGGTACAAAAAGAATATTATGAAGAAAAATTAACTGCCCCAGCCGAAACAGTCAAAACATTAGATGATTTACAAGAAAAAGTTACAGGTAAAAAGACAAAAACAAAAAAAGAAACAGTAATAGAAGAAAAGGAATGGGAAGTAATTGCTGAACGTAAATTTACACGTGATGGCAAAGAGTTTATTGAGTACGAATACTCAGATGGTTCAATTCAAGAAAAGGAGTTATATGCAGATAAGACCACTAAGAAGTAGAGTATTAGGAAGTTCTTGTGAAATAGGTGCGAGAACAACAGAAAGCGGAGTTCATTTATTAGATGATGACGGCAAAGAAGATGGTATTAGACCTAGATGGTTTATAGTACGAGCAATAGGTCCGGAACAAAAAGATGTTGTCCCAGGGCAATATATTTTAGTTTCACATGGAAGATGGACATGGGCCGCTACTGTTCATGATAAAGTAAATGATGAATTTGTTGAAGATATTCGCATGATAGATGAAAATGATATTTTGGCTGTAACAGACGAAAGACCTAAAGATTTAGATCGATATGAATTTACTCATTGAACACAATGGTGGATTAGGTGATGCAATAATAGATACGGCATTTATTAAAAAGTTAAAAGAAAAACACCCCGACTATGAAATAGATTTATTCACATATTTCGATAATGCAGAAATATTTTATAATGCCAGTTATTTAAAAACTGTAATTCCTGCACCGAAAAATTATAACCATATAAACATTAGTGATCAACTTAAAAATAAATATGATAAACATATTTGTATCACAGGTCTTTTAGGTTGGGCATTCTTTACAAAACAAAAAACATTATTTCAACAGCGAAGCGAATTATATAATATTGATGCCTTGCCTGATGATATGGAAATAATATTAGATAATGATAAATTGCCTGATGATATTCTTAAAGATTTTGATACTATAGTAGTAATTTCTGCTCCAAAAAACCAATCATTAATGTCTGGTAAAACTATTCATAAAGAAGTTTGGGAACAAATTTTTGATACATATAAAGATCTTGCATTTTTACAAATAGGATCCAAAGATTACGATATAGAATTTGACAAACGAGATAATGTTATTGATTTAATGGATCAAATATCGATTAGACAAACATTATCAACTATTCCTTTGGCCACATTTGTAATAGGATGTGATAATTTTTTAAATCATGCAAGTAGGGTTTTCAAAAAAAGAGGATTATTTCTTTGGGGAGCAAATGATCCTAAACAATATGGTTGGGAACAAAATATAAATTTATATAATAAAAAACATTGTTCACCATGTTTAACCAGTCATAAAGATCATACATGTTGTTTTGCCGAAGGTATTGATAATATACCTTTTAACAAAATAAAAAACGCAATAGACGAATTAAAATGATAAAAGATATAGTAATAGTAGGCGGAGGTTTTTCCGGATACATGACAGGATTATTAATTAGGCATGTATTTGGAACCGATCTTTGGCCCGAATTAACAATTACAGTCATCGAATCTTCAAGCATAGGTACAGTAGGTGTAGGCGAGTCTACAGCTCAAAATGTTCCAATATTACTTAATAAAGTAGGAATAGATCCATATAAATTTTTGAAAGAATCAAACGGAACATTTAAGTTGAGTGCAAGATTTGATAACTGGAATTATGAAGGGGAATCGTACCATCATATGCTTCATGCATTATCTCTTATATTGGATTTGAAATTAGAAGGACCAAAAACAAATATTTTTGATTTTTTTAATCCTTATACCGCATTGGGAGTTGATATTTTACATTATCTTGCTAATGAGGATTCAGGTGAATATGGTTTTGATAATTTATGTTTAGAAAATAAATTACCTTTTATTAAAATAGAAGACAAGTATCAAATTCAAAAAATAAGAGAAGGTGATTTACGAATGGACGGAATGGTTGGGAGGGATCTTTCAGAGACATTAGGTTTGCATATGGATGCTAATTTATCTGTAGATTTTTTAAAAAAAATCTGTCGTTCTCGAGACATTAAAGTTATAGATGGTAAAGTAGTAAGTTGGAAACAAAATGGAAAAACAGGAAACTTAACAGAATTAAAATTAGACATAGGTCGAAAAATAAAAGGAGATTTCTTTTTTGATTGTACAGGATTTAGAAGGTTAATATTAGGTGATATTTTTAAAGAAGAATATATAGATTATTCAAAGTGGCTTCCGCAAAATGCAGTATCATTAATAGATGGTGGTGTAAAATATAAGGAAGAAACAAATCCAAATGTATATACAATATTAGATGCACAAAAGCACGGATACATGTTTAAAATACCATTGCAAGATAGAATGGGAACAGGGTATGTTTACTCGGATCGTTTTGTAGATAAAGAAACAATTCAAAAAGAACAATTAGAACATTGGAATAATCAAGGATATAATCCCTCAATAGGTAAGCAATTATCATGGACCCCTGGTAGATATAAACGATCATGGGTTAAAAATTGTGTAGCCATGGGACTTTCTGAAGGATTTTTAGAACCTTTAGATGGTAGTGCATTAATATTATCATTGGGTTTTCTTACCCAAGTATTCTTTCCTATGTTCAATAAAGAAATGGAGTTTGAAGAATTAGATGTAGACTATTATAATAAACAAGTAAATATAGCATACGAACATACAAGAGATTATATTTGTTATTGTCATCTTCAAAAAAGAAAAGACTCAGAATACTGGAAATATTTTAAAGAAGATGATAATATTCCTGATTCGCTTAAAGAAAAAATTTGGGCATATTCACATAGACCTCTACGTGGATATGAAAATTTATCAGATGCCGCAAAACCGTTTGGAATAGGTTCGTGGGCAACAATAGGTAAAAAATCAGGGTTAGCAGGAGGACATAATGCTCAAAGAGATTTACATAATTTTAAATTAGATAAAATAGGTAAATTAATTAATAGCATTTGTAAAGAAATTAAAGAAGAAGTTGCAGAAGATGCAGTTACACATAAAGAAATGTTAGATTTCGTTTATAACCGATATTATTAAGGAGAAATTATGGTTAAAGAAGGAGATATACTTCCAATCGTAACTTGGAATATGTATAGAAGACACAAAGGAGCTAATGGTCCAATCGGCCATGAAGCAGGTTGGGATAACGCTCCTCCTCAATTTTGGCAAGAATTTAAGTCGGA